TCCGGCAATCACTTTTCCGATACAACACGGCGGGAAGAATCAGTAATCTGTCGAACAATATCCCGGTGCTTGTTCAGCTCCCGCAGCGCGGCGCAGACTCGCTCCCACTTCTGAACATCACTTTTCGCCCTGCGCAGCGCCAGGTTTGCCCTGCGAAGGGACGGAAAAATCAGCTCATCTGCTTGCGTTTCGGTAAACGATGGCAACGGCTGCACAATGTCCGCCACAGTTTCTGTTTTAATTTCTTCCTGTGTTGCGGCTTCCCGGACTGGTAACGCAGCACCTGCTGGCTGAGGAAAGGCCTTACCATCACTTTCCGTTACCAGCGCGGCTTTCGGCTCTGCTGGTAAATTATCGCCCGGCATGCAGTAACGAAATTTACCGTTCTGATTAACGCGTGCCAGCCGCCCCATTGCGGTTACCACCGCCAGCGTGGAGGCAACCTTGCGAGTACTGACGCCGAACTTACCCGCCAGTTCCTCACACGTTTTAGCCCCATCCTGACCGATAAACTCAATCATCATGTCTGCGGTAACTTTTTGTTCGACCTCTCCGGTCAGCATATCCTGTGCTTCAGATTTTACTGGCCGCTCTTCGGTTACCCGGGATTCACCTTCGCCAGCCAGAAACCAGGTGTGACCAGTTTTATCAACGACGCCTTTTCTTTTGAGTTCCCACAGCTCGTTGACAGCCTCTTCACGACTGATTCCAAGGCGAGCTGCCACCACATGTGAAGAGGCTTTTTTCAGTGCTTTCAGTGCGTCAGATACGGTTTCCATTAAAATTTCCTCCGGACAAAATTACTTCACAACCCTCATATTGCTGACATTTGGACGCCAGCTATCCCAGTTAAACGTCACCCATCGACCACCGTTCATGGTCATGCGGTCCATAATCCTCTCACCAAGAAGCGTACTCATTGCGGCATGATTCAGGTTTGTTAACATCCCGACACTGCACAGTGATGCTGTCCGGCGATCAATTATCTGGTGCAATACCACCTGCTCGTTTTTCGTCTCCCGCTGAACGCCTATTTCATCCAGGACCAGCAAATCAACCCCGCAAAGCTCCTGTAAAAATTTTTCCCCGGATTTGCCGTTGTCGTAGCTGTCATGCAACACGCTCATGACGTCAGACACGGTGACGATAATCACGCTGCGCCCCTTCACCATCAGCCGGTTGCCCATCGCCGCTGCAAGGTGATTTTTCCCGGTGCCGGTTTTACCGCTGAACACAAAATTCGTGCACCCGGTCATCAGTTCGTCAGCTATGGATTTGGCCTGGCTCAGCGCGTATTTTTGCCCGTCGTTCTGCACCTGATAATTTGCAAACGAGCATTTGCTGTGCAGAGGCTGGATGCCCGAACGATTCAGGATTTTTTCCACCCGCAACTGGCGATTCTGGCGGTTAATCTCCTCGCTGCGTTTTCGTCCTTCAGCAAGTTGCCATTCCCGCCACTCCTCCACCGTCCGGTACGGTGGAACCGACCCCTGTGGTGCAAGTCTGCGAATACGTTCAAGAACCCCAACTGCCGCAATGTTTTTCATGACACGTCACCCCCTGAATCCCGGCGGTATTTCAGTGTCCGGTTCAGAAATGTGATTCACGCAACGCTGCGCAGGCGAACGCCCCAGGCGGATAACCAGTTCATCCCATTTTTCCCGGAGTTTTGCCGGACTCATGATGTTTTTTACCCAGAACGAATCCCGCTGGAGACGCCCAAACATTTCACAAATTTGTCTGTGAGTTCTGCCATCCAGCATCCGCATTGTGCGAACGTCATTGGCCCATGCTGTCCAGTTGGGTTCTTTCGGTCTAGTGATCTCGCCATCATAGCTGGCCGCCTGCTCGTAAAGACTCACGATTCGTCCCCAGATCCACTGTGCGCACACCAAATCTTCCTGACTTCCCCACTGGCGTTTTTTCGCACTGAACACAACCGCGTCAGGGTGTCGGGTTAAAAAATCCTGTTCAGCCGTCTGCGGGTCCGGTTGCGAAGCGTCCGGACAAGAAGATCTTTTATCTGACGGATCAGGTTTTAATACTGACGGATCGGGGTCAATCATCGCCCCCCTAATCGGCAGTTTTTTATCAACAGTTGATCCATCAAAATTTGACGGGTCAACCGTTGAGGGGTCAATATTTGACGGGTCAACTGTTAACGGGTCATTTTTTGCCGGGCTAATTTTTCTTTTCGGTTTATATGACTCACGCGCCGCCGCCGCAGCTGCTTCGAGTTTTTCCACATTAAGCCGATAGATATTGCTTACATTACGCCCACCGACCTTACGCTCTTCCTTCGTCAGCCAGCCCTCTTTCGCCAGTTCTGCAATAGCCGATTTCACTGTGGATTCACTTCTTGCACCGATCTGACGCCGGATAGTTTCAATGGCAGGCCATGACACGCCCTCGTCATTGCTGTAGTCTGCAAGACGGGCCATAACCGCCACCCTGGATAAGATCATGCCGGTGAAGGCGCACCCTTCCCAGACAAGACCATGAAGCTTGCTGCTCATAAAACCCCCGAACACCGTGCTTTTAGTGCATCACCACAGCATTCCCTGCCGGGCCGCCGCGATTCATCTGGTCATACAAAACAACCGCTGACGCAACAAAATCATCGACATCCTTCACCAGCCGATCCCTCCGTTCGACGATCTCACGGTAATATTCAGAACTGTGGCTGCGCATACGGGCCACCAGCAAAGGCGGCATCGCCTTTTCGATCGCCGGTAACAGAGCCTGCATTTTTTCAACAGCATCAGGGGGGGCTTTCTCTACCCAGCGGAAAATTTTCTGGGTATTGCGAGCCAGGGCTTCCGGATGGCTGTCGTCATACAGTTCCGGGAACGTCATACCCAACTCAAAATAAGCCTGGGTTATTCCAGCTGCTGGAACTTTTTCGCCATCAGGACGCGCCCAGGCATTCATCGCCATGCGGATGTGTTCATGCTTGATTTTCATGAATCAAGCTCCTAGAAAGTGGTTGTGTTAACGTTTTGGTATCTTCCAGCTCGGGCCAAATATTCATCCAATCAAAAGGCCTTAGTTGCTGACGTGTAACTTCACCATTACTGGCTCGCTCAATAAGGACACATAACGATGCCCCTAACACTTGACCTTTACTCAATGCCTTTCTTAGATAACCGATGCTGGTACCACACTCGCATGCAAACATACGCTGTTCATCTGACGAAAGAGAATTGAGAAATATTCTTAATTCTTCCATAGCTACTCCTTAGTAAACACAGCAAAGAATACCCACAGGTAAACAAAAGTCAATACCCACAGGTTGTTTACCTTGCGGTAATCGCATCTATTATTTACCTATGGACAAATATGAATTTAGACGACAGCAACTCATCAAAATTCGTGATGAGAAATGCGATGGTAAAGCGGTTAACGTGGCCAGAAAGATCGGGCGCGAGCCTTCTTATGTATCAAGAATGTTGTACCCAGAGGGGAAAAAGGGAAAAAAACGGATCGCTGATGATATGGTGGAGATTATCGAAGAGTCCTTTGGGTTACCCCGGGGATGGATGGATGGTATCGTTTCATCATCAACGAACACAGCCTCCAGTTATGAAACAAGGGTTCTAACGCCACGACAACGTATTTTTTTAGATCTCTTAGACGAACTGCCAGAAAGTGAAGCGGATAAATTATTAAAAACTCTTGAAGAGAAAAAACAGTATTACAATATGATCTACGAAGAAATCCGTAAAAAGAAAGCACAAAACGCATCATAGCTCACCAAACAACTAGTCACCAGTTAAGACACCGCAAAATTTACCCATGGGTATTTACTTTTTAAATACCTATGGGTATCCTTCTTTTCATACCAACCCACCCCGCCCCACAGAATGCAGGGCAATACTTCGAGTTACCAGGCAGTGGTCAGGGGTTAAGTAGCCAGCCCGAGGCGTAAGAACATGACGGCAGGGTTCAACTTTAATAACTATGCAGCAGGTTTTTGTTCCGCTACCCCGGCGTTAAGGGGAAATGAGGTCAGCATGGATACTATCGATCTTGGCAACAGCGAATCTCTGGTATGTGGCGTGTTCCCCAACCAGGACGGTACGTTCACCGCGATGACGTATACCAGAAGCAAAACGTTTAAAACTGAAGCTGGCGCGCGTCGCTGGTTAACCAGAAACACTGACTGATGAGGTTGACGATGGAATTTAAAGATTTACCAGTACCATTCCAGGAAATGGCATCGAATGTGGTTCGCTCTCAACTGGCGACTCTTGACCTGAGTACCGTAGAAAAAGAAACCATCGACAATATATCCGGTAACGTACGCCGAGCCTTTATCGGGCTGTACGAAGAGAAGCAGCTCTCTGATAACCAGGATTTACATGAAAAATACTTTCTGGAATTAATGGACATCATTAATAAAGGATTTGGCTTGTTAATGAAAAAGAAAGGGATTCGAATAGCTCCCCTTGAAAATCATTTTACAGCAAGCAGTATTAATTCCTGTGATTTAAAGCATCACACATCCGATGGGAAAGTTGAATCAAACAACAAAATATCAATTAATCATTAATTTATTCACAGGTGAGGTAGAGTGCGTGCGCCGGACACGGATAAGAATCCGGCACTGACAGTTTACTGAAAAGGATATATCCCTGAAAAGTCAGGGCATAACACGAAAGCGCCCGGAGAAGTTAGTCTCTCTGTATAGGTCGTCGTTAAATTTAATTCGATCGTGCGCTTCCGGTTGTGGCAATCCGCGAAATGGCGCGGCGGTAAGTATGGCGGGGTTATTCCTTACCCCGCTGAGGACACCGGGTTGTCAGGTTGACCATACGCTTAAGTGACAACCCCGCTGCAACGCCCTCTGTTATCAATTTTCTGGTGACGTTTGGCGGTAT